TGGTTGCCCCTTAGTGGGCGCCATCCTCTCAGAGGTTCACGGCATGATCCAACTCATTTATGGGTTTGGACGTTGGGGTGCCGTGGCCGCCGATTTCCTTCGGCGAAGCTACTCTAGGCCGTGGTGGTATTGTCGCCGGTGTGTGTGCCTCGTTGACTGGTTCACGCGCTGGTGGTGCAAGCTTGTAGTCACGCTTGTGCGCACCACGTCCAATTGGCTCTGGGGAGCCACTGCAGCCGGTCGCCGGGATCGCCGCGTTGCTACACCAGCACCCTCCGCAGACACCTTACCATCGTTACCCGGTGGGTTTGCGAAGGCGAGTTGGAGTATTATCAACGAGGCCGCAGTGGCATGCCGTTGCCAGCTTGGGTTGGATCGATACACAACCCATGATGACCTAGCCACCCGCCAACTCGTCGCTAAAACGTGTTATGGAATTCTCACTGATCGTGAGCGGTTCCCTGACTTGAGGCGTGCCGACGCCGATCGACTAGTCATAGTCGCTCGGGAGGTCGCACTGTCTCCGAGTAGTGATGAGCTGGTTGCACTAAACATCTGTAGTAGCGCTCCCATGGCCAGGAATAGGTCCTTGGCTAGGGGAGAGTGGGGATGGCAGCCATCCACTTGGTATGAGTGGATGTTGTCATTCCTCGGGTACGGGAGAGCGGACGTGTATCTGTCCGCGCTCTCGTCCCCTCCTCCGGGTTTTTAGGCCGCCTCGTACGCGGCACAGTTGTTGAGGTGAAGTCATCTCTCACCCATCCCAAGGTCAACTGTGTACGTATGGGGCGGCGAGCCGACAGACCACGCTTTATAGGCATTATTAGTGGTCTTGTCGGGATGGCGCGATACTGTTGCTTTAGCAACAGTGTCGAGAATGCCTACACCGCAATTATGGAGCGCGTGTTCTACCACGCCGTGCCCGGGGGTTTTGCTCCCCCCGTTGTGCCTAGCGTGAAATTGGTCACCGAGGTTCTATCTAAATTCACACATGAGTTTTTGTCTCACGTTGTTCGCACCGTCCCTGTACCGCTTCAGGTTTATCCTGAGACGAATTACAGGGGCCGGAAACTTCGTTTGTATAAGAGAGCTCGTGATAATGTGCTTGGGAGGACTTACGGTGCAGATTTCGGGCGCCTTAAGACGTTCATTAAGCATGAGAAGATTCTCGTGAAGAATAAACGTCTAGTCCCGAGAGTCATCCAACCGCGTAGTCCCGAATATAACGTCTGTGTTGGGCGCTATATTCGCCAATTGGAACACCGCGTTTATGATATCATAAACCAATTGTGGGGAGGTCCTACGGTTATGAAGGGCCTCAATTGCACTCAACAAGGTGCGTCGATAGCTAGTGTTTGGTCTCGGTTCTCAAATCCAGCGGGTGTGATGCTGGATGCGGTCCGGTTTGACCAGCACGTGAGTGTCCCAATATTGTCTTGGGAGCACTCGATATACTTGGAGTGGTTTCATCCGGCGTACCGTGCCGAGTTACAATGGCTGCTGTCCATGCAGCTGTTTAATCGAGGCACTATTCGATGTCCCGATGGTACCATCAGGTATGTTACTTCTGGTTGTCGCGCTAGCGGTGATATGAACACCGCTATGGGCAACGTACTCATCATGTGCGGGGCGATGTACTCTTTTGTACAGTCTCTTGGCATTAGGGCCAGCCTTATAAATAATGGTGATGATTGTTGCCTCATTGTTGAGCGTGGTTCGCTTGATCGTGTTCGTTCCTCGATTCCCACCTTCTTCTCCAATCTCGGATTCATCCTGGATGTGGAGGGCGTGGCCACTACAATGGAGGAGATACATTTTTGTCAAACTCACCCTGTTTATAATGGGTCGAGCTTTGTAATGGTCCGTGATCCACGGGTTGCCATATCGAAGGACGTTACTATATTGCGCAATTGGTCTCAATTGGAGTATAGTGTGTATCTCTCAGAATTGGGGATCGCTGGTAGTGCCGCATACGGCAATATGCCTGTCTGGTCTGCCTTTTATCGTTGTTTGTCGCGTTCATTGGTGCCGTCTGACGTTTCAGACGGGTTGCGACGCCATGTCCGCGCGCCTATCGACGACAGTGGGCTAGGCAGGTTGAGTCGTGATGTGGATAACCGCGGGGCGGTGACCTGGCAATCGCGTGCCAGTTTCGCCGCTGCATTCGGGATTCTACCTAGCGTTCAATTGGCCATTGAACGGTATTACGATGCAAGTGAACCTGGGTCCGGCATACTGCGTGCCGGATTCGCAATATCACACATTTTCTAACCATTGGGTTCCTCACCTTATCATCCAAAACGGTGGCTATGCCTTAATTGAACCGTACCAAGCTCTGTGTGATGGTCTAGAGACTGCACGGATGAGGTGTCCTACGTCGGCATCGGTGAAGGATGAACAGTCCCAGTGTACTCCTGGTATCCAATACTGAGTATGAGCAAGAATAAAAATAGAAAACAAATCACGGTTCCGATGCCTAAGAGAACTGGGGATGTCCCAGTTGCAAGGAGCGGTGTCGTTCGCCCTGTCAAGCCCACTTTTAATGGCTCCAACAACACCCTTCGCGTTTCGCGTAAGGAGTTTGTCGGGACCGTTACCAATGGCGCGACCACAGGGTACGCGTTGGCTGGACTTTCCGAGTCTGTGCCCGGGTATGATCTCAATCCAGGGTGCGTACTTATGTTCCCGTGGCTTAGCAATCTTGCGGTCTGTTATGAGCGTTTTCGCTTTGTCAAGCTTCGTTTCCATTTCGTGCCATCACAGGCTACTACTGTCGCAGGGCGGTATTATGCTGCGATTGACTACGATTATGACGATGCCGTTGCGGACAACAAGACGCAGCTTCTCGGGAATCATACATGTATAGAGGCTCCAGTCTGGGAACACGCCGTTATGGATGCGGATCCTAATTCCTTAAATCGTGACCTCCCTTACCGTTATGTGTCGTGCACCTCACGCATATCCACACCCGAGCCCCGTACTACCTATGCGGGGTTTCTGATGGTGGCCTTTGATACGCCCACTGCCGATTGTTTGATTGACATGTGGGTGGAGTATGAGGTGATGTTCGACACACCTGTGAATGACACCGGGTCGATTCAAGATGCTACATGGAATCTTACCGCACCCGCTGTTGCCGCCAATACGGAGGCACACGGCACTGGGTACCTTGGTACCCCTCAATGGTCCTCCTCTGTTGTCGAGTCGGGACCAGTGGTGCCGGTCATTTGCGGGGCCAACAATGTTCCGGCTATGTACGGAGTGTACTTTGGTGCATTGGCCACCGCAGTCCGTGCGCTGGACATTGGTGGCATGAAAGGTCGCGGTAGTCTGGAATTATTGACTAGGATGTATACCAGCGCAGTCAGTCCTACCACCACCATGGTTGGCTGTGCGTGGGATTGCTCCTGGTTGATTAAGGACGCTTCGGGTGGCGATCTCGGCGATCTTGCCGACGCTGCCGTGAAAGCGGTCACCGTTAAGGGTGGCGAGGATTATACCGCCTGGTCAACTGCGGGTGCATACGTACGTAAGTCTGTCGCTCTCTTGATGGACCAATTGTATGCGGCTTACCCCACGGCGCGTTACCTCGTCCCCTTCCTCATTAACACTACAGCGGCACTTGGTGCTGGCGGCAATGCCGTTGGTTACAAGGCGACGCTGTGAGTGCATCCC